CAAGCCCCAAGGTGCGAGACGGGAGAAATCATATTCCGGCGTAATATGCGGAGGAACTTCTCCTCTAATGTGTGTAACGAGTATATCGCCTGGTACCGGTGTCGGTAGATTGTCCGTTTGAACTTCGCCATATGGAAAAAACTGGAACGATACATCTCGGATAGTCGCACGTCCGTTTCTAGTAAATACCACCACGTTCTCGTTTTTGATAGCATTTTTCTCAGTAAGATGCTCAAAGAAAGATTCTCCTTTTCTAGTAGCTTCATGGTTGCCTGGGATGATGAATGTGGGAATTGACACTGAATTAATATAGCTCAAAAACAGTGAGATTTCGTCTGGTTCTGGTTTTTTATCAAAGATGTCTCCAGCAATCACATGGACATCTACTCGTTGTTCAAGTGCGATTAGCTTACGAAACATCTCACGAAATCTAGAAGTTTGCCAATCAACTGGAACTTTCTTTTTGTGTAAATTGATGTGCCAATCAGCACTACATAAAATTTTAAGCATTTAAACTCTCCAAGATAAGTATTCTTTTATTTTTGGTAAACTACCTTCATTCAATAAAATATATTCATTTATAAAGTATAATTTTACACCGTGTTGTAAGGCTAAGTCTAGCAAATAGTCTCTTCGATTTACTCTTTTTGGGAGTGAATGAATTGAGTACATTACTACATCGTGCCCTTGAAGTATAATATCTTCTAAAATAGGCAGATGAGTTGCCTCTTCATTTTCTAATAGTCTCAATCCATAATCAATGTCATGTTTAATACAAAAGTCTTCAAGCAGAGAAGTTTGAATATAACTAGGTAAATGCTTATCTACAAAGGTATTGTTACTAGCATAGATTACACACTTTTTAAGAGCAGGCTTAGTAAAGTGATAATCTCCAGGAAGTCGAAAAAAACCACCAGGATAGCGTTGATGAAAGGGTTCTCCTTTAATTAAGATGTGCCAATCAATTGCAAGTCTAGTTTTTCCTGTCTCATTATTAACATTACCGTGTAACTGTTCTTGATGAAAGAGATGCGCTTGGCCCGGTTTAAGGGTAACAGGGCGTGCTACTTTTAAGCACTCTGTCTCAAACTCTTTTTGTGATGTTTGTTTTGATATATACTCTTCGCTAATACGATTTGAATCTTTGTGATCAACTACCCACATTGAATTAGACTCAAAGGTGTCAGTTAAAGGCATCCAAATTGTACCTTGACCTAGCCCATTAGCGTAGAAAGTGCCTTTATGAAAATTTAGTAATCTACCTAATTTAACTTGATTTGGAACAACTAGGTTTAAAGTAGGAAACCTTTTGATTAGATAAGAGCTACCTCCTATTAGTGGTTTAATATATTCTTCTGCAAAATCATCGTAAAGCTTACCAAACTCTTCAGAACCAAAACTTTGTTGAACATGATTTGTAATCTTTACTAAGTCTTTTGAGTCTACTGTTGTGTGTAGTTCGTCTAACTCTTCTACTTGTGGAAACAGCTCTTTCACAACTTCCTTAACTAACTCAGGAAAAGGGAACTTTTTTAAATCATATGTAAGTGTGGAATTATTGAAATTACTAATTAAATGAGAATTTATCATCTGTTTTTCCTTACTTTTATAGATTGCCTTTCGTAGAAAAGTATGCTAATTTATGTTTTCCAGCAAGTGAATAACGTAGCACCGCAGGTGAAAAGCTGTTGAACAAGGCTTGAATCGCTGTTTTCTAGCTAGTGTCTCGGAGAGACGCAGCCGTGGCAACGGAGTTGCCTTAGCGTCACGTCACTCCTACGTCTAGATTTCAAGGTATTGAAAATCTTGTGTATACCACATAGCAAAAGTATATCTCTCACCTTTAGTTACTTTCGTAACACCATGCACAAAATCATCATTAGAAGGAAATAGTAAAAGACTATTAGCTACCGGCCTGTAAGACCAGTCTAATCTAGGAAAATATATATCTCCACCTTCATATAAATCATTAATATAATATATACCAGACCAAGTTCTAAACGAGGTTGGATGATTAGTTTTATCGCCATCAGGCCAAGAATTGTCAGAGTGGGCTGTCATTTCTCTACCTGTTTCCCAGCGAGTTAATTCTGTATTATCTGGAAAATGTAACTCTTTAGTGTACTCATGAATTAAATGCTGTCCTAAAAATCTACATATATTCATATAAGATTTAAAAGCAAATCTAACTTCATTTTGAGAATCTAATAATTTGAATGGTATAGTTCTTCCTGCAAACTCTTTAATAGTTTGAGATTTCATAAAATATTCATTTCTAAATAAATGTTTATTTGCGTCTAGAATTCTACATAGTGTAGGCCAGTGATGCTCATCATCAAAAACTTCTTTTCTAATGATAATTTTATTTAAACATTCCTGACGTTTATCCCCAATAATAGGCTCAAGTTGATAAGTTTTTTCATGCATATTTATTTATCCTTAGATCTGGTCCACAGCCACAAAAACTAAATGGACACTTTATAGGGTTTTTAGGTTTGTGTAGGTTTTCTTTATATATGTTTCCAAGCCTTGCTTTAGGGTAATTGAGCAAACACGCACTTGGATAAACATCGCCATTTGGTTTAATGTGCAGTCTATCAAACCCTATCTCACATTTTAAACCTTTAAAATTAGTTATATTATTACTAAGAAAATCTATAACACTATTTATCGTATAGGTTTTTCCATCAGTTTTTGTTATTACTGTTTTAAAGGTAGGTATATCAGCCTGTAAACTATTCTGTATATATTCTTTTTCCGATTTTGAATAATTGATGATAGTTTCCGCAATAACAGTTTTTCCAGATGATTCGTCTTTAATAAAAAATATTTCACATTTATTAGTATACTTTACTGCTTCATATGCTTTTTCAACTTTATTCCAATATCTTTTATCTCCTGCAATAGAAATACTTCTTAAGTGCCCGCTATTATATAAAGTTTTAATATTATTTATAATTGTTTCTTCTTTAGCAAACTGTGGGTGCCAACTTACGTCTATACAATTTTTTGGTTTTAGCGTTGCTATTTTTTTACTTAGTGCCTTATTGTTTATAGAAAGGTTAGTAGTTATTTTAGGTATAAATCCTACTTTATCGATTTCATTTAAAAAAATATTCCAATGTTTAAACAGCGTGGGTTCTCCACCTAATATATCAATTCTAGCTGTTTTATTTTGAAAATATTCTTTTAAATAGCTAAGTGCTTTAATGTATTCTTCCAGAGAGCGAAATTGATTGGGATCAGAGTTGTTATAACTCTCACAATAAGTACAACTATAGTTACACTTCATTGTTAAATCCCACTCAACTTCAGCTTGATAGTTTGCAAAAGTAGTGATCACAGACTGAAGATTATCTGCCGATAATTTTTCCAACATCACCCTCAAAAGTATAGCTTCCAACATGGTTTAGTTTGGTATTGGGATCTAACCAAATTTCACCACCTATTTTTTGCCAGCGACGGCAGAAAGTATAGTCCTCTGAAAGATATCTATTATCATCGGGGTCTAACCAAGTGTCAAAAAGAGCATAACAGTACTTATTATACTTTTCATCGATGTTTGAATCATTACGATAATGTAGTTCTGGATAAGCTTGCATCATCTTCTCAAATACTTCACGTTTTACTAAGAAAAAACCAGTTGATGCATCAAGAACCTCAATTGCACCATTTTCAACACGAACTTGTTTATTATCGATATCTTGAAACTTAAAGTTAATAGCGTACTGAATAGGGAGTGCTTTTTTCGGGTAAGCAGCAGCCATAATTGGTTTATCATAAGCTAAGGCTCGTAGTATAGAATCTGCATCAAACTCAATATCAGAATCAATAAACAGTAGATGTGTGCAGTCTGATTCTAAAAACATTGCAGTAAGAATATTTCTTGCACGAGTCACTAGTGATTCATTACGTAGCGTTGTTACTCTAAAATTAATTCCATGCCTCATCATAGTTTGAGAAGCACGAAACATTGATAAGAAATACTGATCTGTTAACATACCCCCATAACAAGGAGTAGCAAAGAAAACATTATGTTCTCTTAGTTTTTCTAGATCAATTGTTGCTTGATTACCTTCAACAGTTTTAAAGGCACCAAAAGAGTGTTCCTTTGGTGCATCTTTACCGTCAGCAGGTTTCATATCTGCTAAGGATTTTTTCATTATGCTAAGTCATCCACATCTTCAACAGGTTTAAATTCGTCGGAAACATCTCCAGCGAAGTAAGCAGTATTTTGAAGTAACCACTCTTTCTGCTCATCATAAGTTTGACGCTTATAAATTTTGCTTAATTCAAATAATTCAAGATCTTTTTCTGCATCTGTAAGAGGTGCATTATTACGTGCTGGAATAATTGAATACTTTACGTTTTGAGGAAGAGGTCCAGTTTTTTCTTTTTTAACAGTGATATCATAACCGTTAGCAGCATCTGCTGGATTTCCGTAGTCAGGATTAGTTGCATAATCTACGATTTGAGAGTAAATTGTAGCACGAAGGTCAAATAATTTGATTTGTCCATCTGCACGATCAATCACATTACAAACATAAGAAAACTGAGGCTTATCTGCATAGATAGCTTCATCAATTTCTTTAAAAGGGTCAGGAGCTGAATTATCAAAAGATTCAGTTTCACGACTAAATTGAAGACATTCTACAGGCATCTTCTTACCTTCTTTTGTTACTACCCAGTAGCAGTAACGAGGCATGACATCTCCAATTAATCTTATTTTAGTATCACCGATACCCATGGTAAGTCTTTGGATTTCTCTGCGTTGTTGGTTGCCAGAGGTTTGCTTACCTTTGGCTTGATCCCATGCGACCATTTTGTTTCTCCTTTGTTGAACGTTGGTTCTTAAGTGTAGGATTTCCTCGAAACCGAGGACTCTGGTAAAAAATAAATTTTATTGTCTTTTATTTCTATGTAAGGATTTTGTATTTCCTTTTTAATATAACTCTTAGCGATATAATCTTGAGCTTCGCTAATTCTACGCATAGAGAGTAGCTGTAAATATTCTATCTTTTTACTAATAGCTACATTATGTGTTAAAAACCATGGGTTATTAAAATAACTCATAGGTTCTAGTGTTTTGTAGTTGCAAACTAGACTATCTTTTTTCTGCTCCAATAAACCAGCAGTGAATAAAAATAGAGGAATATGGTTCACATTTAATGCTTTCATTAGTCCTTTAGTTGTTCTAGCATTATACAATTTAGTTTGTGCAAATGCCAAGACAAGAATTGCTGCTTGATCCTTTCTTGCCTTTGCTACTAATTCATACCAATTAAAGTATATAATATCCACGTTGTTTATACCATTCAAGACGTTTAGTTTGTTGCCTAGCAACTATTCCCCCAGACAACCACCAATCTACTATCATGGGGATTTGTTTATCAGGATGTTCACGAATGATACGACCAACTCGCTGTTCAAGCTTAATAGGATTATTAGAAGGACAAGTAAGATACAATGTATCGAGCCTATGACAGCTAATCCCTTCATCAAAAAGTTTTGTTGATAAGACTGCTTTATACTTTCCTCCAACCCCCGAAAGAACATCTTTTCTAGTTGATTCATCTGTTTCTCCAATTAAACATATACTATCAGGAATTAATTCCTGTAAATCTTTTAACATTTGCACTCTTTCACCTAAAATAAGAGGACAACGACCAGAGACTATCTGACTTTTGGCAAAATTAGCGATAGCTTTCAAGTAATCTTTGTTGCCGCAAAGTTTGTTCAACTGG